CCCTGTACCAACTTGGACAGCACCCATTGACGCTTCGCCTTTGGTAATGCGTAGTGAGTTGGCATTTATTTTCCTTTTCTAAGAAAAGAAGGGAGAGCCATTTACGACTCTCCCCTCTTTATGGAGTTAATTAAGCGACAATACCATCCCAGAAGTAACCGAGGTCTGAACCGATTACCTTGTTATCGAATGCCATTTCTGCTTCAACGCGAGTCGCCTTGATTGATTCCATACGGAAGGATGAAGTTCCGATGTTGGCACCAAGACCGCCTGAAACGCCTGTCCAGTTAAATGTATAACCAGCAGATGGAGTTAGTACTCCAGGATTTGAAGCAACATGGCACAGAAGTGCTCCCTTGCCATAAGCAAATGAATAAGCCTCTGATGCGCCTTCTTTGTTTGTTGCCTTTACAGCCTTTGCAACCATAACGCGAGGAATGTCGAACATTGCTGCCAACATATCGGTTGTGATTGTTTGTGAGGATGTGTACTTAATACGGTCAACTAAGTCTGGGTGATTCTTTAATTGACGGAAAGTCTCGTAACCAAGAACTAGAGTATTTCCCTCTTGTCCTGTGTTTCCAAGAATTTCTGCCTTTCCAGCCTCGATGTCGTTGATTGGGTCTGAAGTTGTGTAGTTAGACCATTGAATTGTTTGACCTGAAGATGGTGATGAAGCAACACCAGTTACATCGTCTGCCCATACACCTGTGGTGAAGAAGTCAGAAACGAACTGAAGTTCCTTGCGAAGTAGCAAGCGATGTGTTACGAACTCTGAAGCCTCACGAAGTGGATTCAATGGTGCATCTGAGTTAGCAAGTGTTTGGTCGCCTACATCTTTATGGAATGCCCATACATCAGCGGCGTATGTGCCTGTGGTTAGGTTGTAACCTGAACCTGCTGACTCTGTAGCATCTGCGCGGCGTTGTGCCTCATCGCGGAACCAGTCGTTCTTTGTGTAAACAAAGTACTTATCTGATTTCTTATCGACAGGGATAACTGGGAAAACCTTATCAGCGATAAAGTTTTCTTGCTTCTGCATATATGCAACAGAAATGTTTGTAAGAATCGCATCAATGTGCGAATCTGTTAATGTTGGTTGTGGCATGTTAGATAGGCTCCTTAGTTCGCTCTAGTTGGGTTAGCGCAGTTAATAACTGCGGCAACGATGTTTCCATCAGCGGCTGGTGCCTCAAGATAAACGCCAAGAACATACTTAGTGGTGTCTGTAACAGCAAGTGTTGCAGCCTTACCAGCAGAAGAAGTTCCGAAGTTTAGTGCAGTTCCAAGTGTTGCGGCCGCAGAGGCTACAATCTTTGTTCCGCCTACGATAGTAACGGCGGCTTCGCCACCTGATATTGGGTTGTTCTGAAGAACTCCGATAGGGATATCAGTAGCCGCGGAAGCCGCAACAACCTGTCCTGATGAGTTCAACTTAACAAATGTATATTGCTTAGTTGATAAATCCGCACCAGCAACGAAGGTTGCTCTTACGGAATAGTTATTGATTTCGTATGCCATGTTTACTTAGCACCCTTCTCGGTGAGGTATTGCTTGTAGAGGTCTGCGTTTGCAATTGCGGCATCAGCCATCGCAACTTCAAATGAAGGAGCAACTCCTGATTCAACTGCCGCCTTTGCTAATGCAGTTAGACGGTCGTATGCATCCGTAGCGGATGAATCAACAGACTTACCAATTTCAGCAAATAGGTTTGATGTTTTAGCCTGAGCATTTACGGCTTCAAGAATGCCTTCGATACTCTTTGTTAAATCTTCATCGATTAATGCTAAACGACGAAGTGCTGGACCAACTTTCTCTGCTTCCAAAGGAAGATTGTTCCAATTCTTTGCTTTTGCAATAGCGTCAGCATCTGCTCGCTCATCGCGTTCTTTCTGAAGAAGTGCAACTGCTTCATCGGCGCGAGCCTTTTCAACAGCGAATGCTTTTTCAACAGACTCCAATGATTTCATCATTGGCTTCTTAGCCATTGCCTTTTCTTCTTCCATTTTCTTCATACGCTTTTTGTAATCTTCTTCGCTCTCGCCATCCATTTTATCTGGTGACATGAACGCAGGCATTTTCTTAGCCTTTTCTAGTTCGGCTTCGAGTTCTGCAATTTTTGCATCTTTGTCAACTGCTGATGACTCAGTTTCGGTTGCCTCTGCGACTGGCGCTTCTGCAACAACTGCGTCCTCAGTTACAACTGTGCTTTCATCGGACACTGAGTCCTCCTTAGTTATTGTTGTTTCGGTAAGCGAGTCAATGACCGCTTCGATTTCTTCAGCGTTAGCGGATTTCATAACAAGCCAACCTTCGGAAAGGTGTGCTGGATGGTCCACTCCACTTGTTTCATCAACAGCAAGGCGTACCATTTTTGTTGCCTTAGCCATTTATCCTCCTACACCGTTGGGGCATAACATTTTGCATAAAGACTATTACGCAAATCC